TAGTACATCATTGAATGCTAATGCGTATATGCCTTCAACGATATTTACAAGTGTAACAAATACTGATGGTTCGGCTATACCTGTAAAATGTCAACTTAAAGTAAACTCTGGCACATTGTATATAAATAGAAGTTATGATGGTGCTTTTGCAGGTTCACCTAGTACAGTAATTTGGTTGGAGATAGCAAACTAATGCCCTATATTGGACAACAACCTATAACAGGAAACTTTATTAAGCTAGACACCATTTCTGTTGTTAATGGTCAAGCGGCATATACTATGCAAAAAGACTCTGCTAATTTTAGTCCTGCAAGTGCAAATCATATGCTTGTTAGTCTTAATGGTATAATTCAAAATCCCGGCAGTTCTTTTACAATTTCAAATCATACAATTACTTTTGCAAGTAATTTAGTAACAGGTGATGTAATAAATTTTATTTTAGTATTAGGTGATGTTTTAAATGTAGGTACACCAAGTGATAATACTGTAACTAACGATAAGTTAGCTACTGCACCTACACTTATATCAAAAGGAGCAGGCTCAGATTCAGGAGCAATACAATTAAACTGCGAACAAAATACTCACGGAGTAAAAATTAAATCACCTCCACATTCGGCAGGTCAGTCATATACATTAACCTTGCCGAGCACAGCACCAAGTGCAGACAAAGCATTAATTACAGATGGAAGTGGTAACTTGTCTTTTGGTAGTGCTGGTGGTTTGGTTAAATTATTAAGTCAATCAAATGTAGCCGCCGCTAGTTCTTATGATATAGGTAGTACATACATAAATTCTACTTATGATGATTATTTTTTTACAATAAATTGTATAACTTCAGCTACTACTGATTTTTATGCTAGATTTTTTGTGGGTGGAAGTATTGTTACTGGAGCAGAATATTTTTATCATGGCTCAAGATTAGGTTTATCAACCTATAATACAGACATTGATGGTGCTACTGAAATGCACATAACACACGGCACAGCAACAAGTGGATATGGAATGGTTACTAGAGGATTTATATTAAATGTAAATAGTACAACATTACCAGCAACTATCCAAACTAATACAACAAGAGTTTATGGTTCAGCAAATATAAGATCAGATGATTGTCAGGGTGGTCAAGATACAGGGTCTATGACAAATGTTGTTAATGGAATAAGATTCTATATGGACTCTGGAACTATTGAAGTAAAAGATTTTAAACTTTATGGGATAACAAAATAATGGCAATAATTAGAGCAAACAATAATACTTTATCTAGTGTAACTGCATTGCCTTTTGCAACTGGTGGATTAGTTAAATTACTTACTACAGATGTTACATCAGCACAAGCAACTGTAATTTTTAATAGTACATATATAACTGATACTTATGGTAAATATATTCTTGAATATGATGGTTTAAAGCCAGTAGATGATGGAGTGTATTTTAGAACAAGGTATTCGGCAGACAATGGAAGTTCTTTTTTGACAGGTACTTTTAATTATGGATATCACTATTCAAGATTAGCTTCTGGCAGCACAGGTGGAAATGCTGGAACACCAAGTAATTATGCAGAAAGTTCATTTGGTATTGGTAATGATGCTAATCACCAACTTGCTGGAACTTTACACATTTCTGGCATGAGAGATTCTAATTCTTATTTAGCTATTGAGCATCATAATGTTGTTGAACAATCCAATGATTCTGATTTTGTAAATCATGAAGCATGGTACTTTGAAAATACATCAGTAATAAATTATATCGAAGTTAGTTTTAGTGGTGGGAATATTGCTGATGGAACATTGACTTTGTATGGACTAACTAAATAAAGAAAGGAGGTAAATATGTCTATTTATAAAACTAAAATTGTTAATGGTGATGAGGTAAAACTTACTGCTGATGAAATTAAAGAACTTGAAGCTAGAGATGTTGAATGGGCTAAAGGTGAGTATGACAGACTAATGGCTAGTATTCGTGAAGAAAGAACTGAACTCTTAGATGAAACCGAATGGACAGTTAACAATGACAATCAATTAACTGATGATAAAAAAACAGAATGGAAAGTTTGGCGTCAGAAGTTAAGAGATATAACCAAAGGTGTTGATACAGTTGATAAAGCTAAAGCTGTAACTATGCCAGAGAAACCTAAATAATGGCTAGACAATCATACAGCAGTTTGAAATCAGAAATGAAAGCACATGAAAAAGAGTGTGCTATGTATAGAACTATGGTTCAAACATTATTAGATAAACTAGATTATCGAGTTAAAAGACTTGAGATATTGATTATGGGATCAACTTTATCTATTATGGGAGTATTGATAGCTTTGTTTTTTAAAATATTAGATATATAGTATGAGAAAAATACATAAAAGTAAAACAGGAGGATTAACAGCAGCCGGTAGAAGATATTTTAAAAGAAAAGAAGGTGCTAATTTAAAACCTCCTGTTAAAAAAGGAACTAATCCAAGACGAGTTAGTTTTGCCGCTCGGTTTGCAGGGATGAAAGGTCCTATGAAAGATAAGAAAGGTAGACCGACAAGAAAAGCATTAGCACTTAAAAAATGGGGGTTTGGTAGTGTTGAAGCAGCAAGAAAATTTGCAGCAAGGCATAAAAAGAAAAAGTGAGGGGTAATGTTAATCGATCCAATTACAGCATTTGCAGCTACTAAATCTGCAATATCTCTAATACAACAAGGTATAAAAGTAGGTAAAGATTTAACAGAATTAGCTAGTCCTATTATGAAATGGGCAGAAGCAGAATCACATATAGATACACATTCTAGCAATAAGGGTAAAAGTATGTTTGGTAAATTTAGTAGCATAGAACAAAATGCTATTGCAGCTCATTTAAGAAAAATGGAAATAGAAAAAATGAGAAATCAGTTAAGAGAAATATTTTTATTATATGCACCAGATGGATTAACACAATGGGAAGCATTACAAAAAGAAATAGCAAGACAAAGAAAAGAACACAAAGATGCAATTAAACGACAAATACAAGAAAAAAAAAGAAGAAGAGATATGTTAATTATTATTGCAGTAGTTGGTGGTGCAGTTGGATTTTTATTTTGGGAGTTTACTTATTTATTTAACTAATACTTTTCATTATAGCAGCTAAATCTTGTGCTCTATTTGGTGTTTGTTTTGCCCATTTAGAATCTAACATTTGCACAGATGCTTCTTCATAGTCTTGATTTTGCAATGCTGCCCACATTTTTTTAAATTTACTTACACCACCCATACCTAATTGGAAAACCATTTCAACTATAATTTCGGCTGCTTTGTTTTTAATGATAGTATCTCCAATTAATTTTTCTGCTTGGTTTACTGCTTCATTGAAGTCTATTTCAAATATATCGTTAAGATAGCTCATACTGTATGCTTTACCATCTTCCCATTCTTCATCATCTGTGCAGAGGTGTCCATATCCTATGGTTCTTTTACCAAGTGTATCTTTATAAACTGTATCACAGTACCCTTCATGGGTTTTGATCCGGTCTTTTAAATCTTCTAAATTGTCAAACATTATTTTTTCATCTTTGCAATACCCTTCAACCCAAATGAACCTGCGATTGATGCTAAAATTCCGTATGATACCCAATCCGGACAATCATTTTTTAAGAAAACAAACCCTTGTTGCATATATGGTTGAAGTGCAGGTATGAAGGATGCTACGATTATACCAATAAATGTTAGTGTCCATGCTTCATCTTTCCATGAATTATCAGATGCAGACATGGCTTTTTCTTCCCACATACCATCTTTTTCTATTTGTTTTTTTGTTGCTTGAAGTTTAGTAAGTTCTACTTGAGTCTTTAGTTTTGCCTTTTCTTGCTTACCCTTAATATATGTTCCCACTAGATTAGCAACCGGACTAATTAGTGCCTGAAACATTTACCAAACATTCCACAAGATAAGTAACAACAAACTAATCTCTACCCAATTATAGATAGTCCAAGTCTTTGTAACTTTTTTAATTTTATCCCACATAACGACAATGTTAGGGGTATTTTTGGATTATGCAAGTGTATTTAAGTTAACTAAAATATGGTGTCATTGAAGTGTTTGCACCATTTATTGACTCTACAATACTTAGCACATCTAACATCTTCACCTGCTCTATGTACTATTAGACAACCTTTACCTTCTTGCATATTGTTGTCCGTAAGATATTGTTTTGCTTTTTCTAATGTAGGCAATACTCTTAATGCAGATTTTCTACCATCTTTCATAACTGCAAAGCTATCTTCTTTTCTCCACCTTTCTTTAGGTGAGCATATATTTGGTTCTTTTATATCTGCTTTTTGATGTAATCTTATTCTTTCTTTAATAAAATGTTCTTGTTCTTCGCTTGACCATAACCTAATAGGTATTTGAATTACTTGTGCTTGGGGGTAGTTATCCGATTTACTAGCTTGTAGTTTAGACCAATCCCTTAATATGGCTACAATATATAATTTATTTATTTTTATATTGACTTTATCTGGATTATGTTTAGCTAAAAAATGTAATATATTTAGTTGTTCTTCCCACTCATCTTTGCCATTTTGCAAAGCATCTAGTGCTGACCAAGCAGAAGTAGTTTTAAAATCAATTAAATCTCCTTCACTTGTTATGTAATCAAATTGTCCAGATAATGTCCAACCATTCGTAATATCATCATCTTTGTAGAACAATCGTATTTCTGCTAAATCGTTTTCTATCTTTGCTCTTTCAATTACATGATGTACTGATGAACCAAGTAATGCCCATATTCTATCTGCAACATCTTCTTCTATTTCATCTTGATGCTTGATTTCTAGGTATCTAATTAAAGGGGGTGCTATCAAGCGAGTAGTAGATATATCTGATCCAGAGGGGTCATAAGGATCATTCTCTACTGCTCTCTTGATAGCTAGGGGAAGGTTCATTTTATTAGTAAGTTTCACTATTGTATATCCTTTTATTTATTCTAAAATCTTTTATTCTTGTGCATTTCATAGCAACTACATGAAGGGGTGTTTCCGAAAATTGTTCTTGAATATTCCACCAAGTTATAAAATTACATTTTGCTTGTAAGGGCAAAGCATACTTCATGAATAGTTTTCCATCATATTCTAACCAAAGAGTAATTATAAATATTTTAAACATTATTTTTCTTTTGCTATGCAATGGTGCTTGTATTTTGTATATCCAAGTATTGTAATAGATGGATTTTCTTTGTCAGCTTTTGACCAACCTTTATCAACCCACACACATTTATATTGTCTTTCATTATTTTTTCTATGCACAAAGAAATCTGCATTACTCCATGTGTATAAATTAATTGCCAATCCTATTATTAATGTTTCCATTTATTTACTCCATTCTTGCCACATATTAGATTTATCTCTGTATTCTTTTGGAACAAATATTTTATTGCCTTTATGATCTAAAATAAGTTTTCCGGAAGAACTAACTATATACCCATCTTTGTTATAATATTCTATCATATCACTATTAAAATGGAACTGCATCATCTGGTTCTATATCACTTTCTCCATGTTCTTTTACATCTTCTTGAGATTGTCCTTCAAGTTCTTTTGACTCTAATATCATATTTCTTATACCTTCTCTTAATTGATTGAAGATTTTAAGTTCACCTTTTTGATAGTCTTCAATACTAAAAACCAATGATTTGTTATATTGAATACCTACTTCATCTTTAGTTGGTAGTACAGTTTGAATTTTTGGTTTACCATTATTACCTTCTATAACATTTAATTGACATACTTTGCCAACAAGATTGCCTATATCAAAACCCTTTTTTTCTCTTTCTGTAAAAGGTCTACCTCTCCAAGAAACTAAATCTATGGAAAGATTTGCCTTCTCATACATACTGTGATTATAAAATTTACTAATCTCAAAAGGTTCTTCAGCATCTTTGTTGTGGACTTCCCAAGTTATCATAACTTTTCTTTTCCAAGACACTTCCCCTTTATATTCATTTCTTTGTGTACCTAAATCTATAACTCTAATACATCTAGCATTATGAACCCCTATTGATAGTTGGGGGTACTTAGATTGTTGGCTATTATCTTTTATTATTAAACTCATTGTTTTCCCTTTTGTTATAATTATCTAATTAATATAAGTTAACTCTAATAATATGTCAACAATATATTGACAAAAGTTAATAAAATTATAATATATGTAGTATGAGTTATGAATTAGCCATAGAAAGAAAACAAGAAGTCATCACTAAATATGGTGGTGGCAAGAATTTATCTAGGTTGTTGAAAATTTCACACCCTGCCGTATCCAAATGGGAAGTGATCCCACAATTAAGAGCATTTCAGATTGCTAATTTTGGTGATTATACAGTAGATTATATTAGACCAGATTTAAAATTCTAGCAAACCCATATCACATAAGCATTACAGGTGTGTAGCATTGCCATAGCATTGTTATAGGGGTGCTATTTTTTGTTAATGGCAAATTATAGCCCTTCATCTTCACCTTCATCTTCATCTTCACCTTCAACTTCT